GTGGCGGTGGTTCAGGCGGAACCTCTGCTACTGGCAAAAATGGTGGATTGTACGGCGGCGGCGGCGGCGGATCTTATACTGGTGCAGGAACAGGCGGGAGTGGTGCTGTTAGAATTACTTGGCCAGGGTACTCTAATGTGCCAAAATAAATTTTAATTTAATAAGTCTAACAACAATTCTAGTTTGGCTCGAATTACTTTATTTGAAAAACTATGTCTGACGCCTTGATGTAAGGGTTTGGGCCAACAGTCAAACTTACACCAAACATACCCAGAGTGTTCTTCGTTCAGTATGGGGATAAATTCGGTATCCACAGTTAACACATAAGTGTTATATTGAAAGTTATCATCGTTACTAGTGAACAATTCTAACGGTATTATTTTTTTAATTTTAGGAGTTGTCCCAACTTCTTCTAATATTTCTCTGTGTAATACATCATATGGAGTGATATCGCCTGGCTCTTTTTTACCGCCAACTAGTCCCCACGTTCCAGCAGTTTTTCCCTGTGTCCTTAGTAACAACATAAATCTTTTAGTATCTAAGGCTAAAAAAAGACCACCACTACAAATTATTTGATCAGACATTAAAGCACCAAAGACCAATTGTTGGCAGAGTAAACTCCGTCGTAACTCTTACTCCATTCCTTATTTTGCCATATATATTGAACGCCGGTATATACGTTGGTGATATAATAAATTTGTTCAGTATCACTATCAAATAATATATTCCACTTTTCGCCATCCCATTGAATAATATCGTTGGCTTTTGCTTGAAAATCACTGCTATCAAGATTTTTCCAAGCTTCGGGTCCTTGAAAATTTGGATCATTAAATTGTGAAGTTTGATTAATTCCCTCTAATATCAAATATCGTGTGTCGCTGGATGGAGAATCTGGAGAAAATGTTTCAGGATTAATAATTGCGTCTATAGTGCCTCTACCAATTGGAGTTGTTGGTGCTGATGTAATATAACCAGTAATAGTGGTATTACTAGGAATTGTATCAGGATCAAAAGTCAATTGAATTTTATGATCATCGATTGGATCAATGGAAATATATGCCACTATGTCAAATCCTGACGGAGTATTCAATCTAACATAACTAACCCCTGCATGGAATTCACCTGGATATAAATTTAATAATGAATACCAATTATATCCATGATTAGCCGATGACCCGGTTGCTTCTCTATTAAACAATAAGGTCCCTGTATTATTGAGAACTAATAAATCATAGTTACCAGGAGTAACAACATTTCTTGCAGCAGTGTTTCCTAAATTTGCATAGACTGCATCAATTTCGCTGTAATTAGTAGCAACATTGCCAGGATCATCGTTGAATATATTAGCAATGATTTTAGTAATAATGCCTAACTTTTTAACCTTAGCTGGAGGTGTAATCCATATAGGTGTTTCAAAAGTTAAATTACCAATGTCAATATTTTGTTCAGTTCCTTGAGGAATTTGCCTAGTACTCCAGTTAGTAGATTTCAGTTGCAAAACAGTTAAACTGGTCCAATCAATGTAATTATCTGTAGTTTGTATTTCTAAACTGGGATTAAACAGATAGGCCAGTTGTTCAATGATTTGTAATTTTTGATCAGTATTAGTAGTCCATATGTCGGCAGAAAATGTTAATTTGTATGGACTGGGCATAATGCGTTCCACAGTATATCCTAGGCCTTGAGTATATCCATATTCGCCAGTATTTGGATCATATGATCTTTCTCTAATATGAACTTTGCTGACAAAGGTGGGATCTTGAAGCCTAGACTGATCGTATTCCAGTGATTTGATATAACAGGCAATAAATGGAGCGTTGGGCAAAGAATTTTCTGAGTTCTTTTTCAAAATACTCGCGGTTTGTCTAGACGGGTCGCCATACATTACTGGAATTTGATGTAATGCACCTTGCCCATCTTTATAAGAAAAACTGCTCATTGCCCTCATAAATTGAGTTAAGTATCTACGAATTTGTCCTGAGTAAAAATAGTCTATAGTATTTCGACGGTGTTAAACCGAAGCCTCTTTGTTAGTTATCAGCACGTGGGCGTAACACTTGATTCAATGCCTGCTTTTCCACTACCACTTGCCCGTTAATTGTTGAAGTGGTATTATTATTAATAAAACTGGTCTTCTGTGTTCTTCGAATTTGATCTCCAGTAAATACACCATTAGTGACATCTTGTGATCCAAATTCATTCATAGTCATTCGAACATTTTGTTCAAACATGACCCAATTTCTTCCATCAAATCTATATAACACATTTGGCATATAATCTGTTCTTAGATAAAAACTACCTTGCGCAGGACTATTAGGAAAATTTATTCCTGATCCAAAAGGAGCTCCGTTTGGTGGAACACCGTCGCCAGTTAAATAGCCTACATATAAATTTTTGTCAGGAGTTTGTAAAACCACACTGGCATCAAGAGTCATTTGATCAATACTAGCATCATTGTAGTCATTGCCAGCGTCGGCTATTAGCCCTGAGCCAGCAGTAGGCATGACATAAAAATTTCTAGTGTCGTATCCGCTTTTTGGAGAATCTGCCATGGCTTGTTCAATAATTTGATTGTTAATTTTTATATTTTGATTGTAAGTAGACAATAGATCTTTGAGTGTACTACCATCGCCGTTGCCAGAATCTTTGTCTAATATTTGATTAAATTCTTGACTGTCAACCAACGGCACACATTTGGCTTTTAATAAATGAGGATACCAAGTGACACTGAACCCGCTAGTGGGGCGAGTAACTTCTTGCACTACATAAAATCTTTTTAATGCTATGATATTATCGTCCAACGCATATTCATCTTTTAAATGCGGGAGTTCTATAACATCGCCTGGCATAATTTTTCTACTTAACGATTCAACACTGGATCTTAAATGAAAATGTATCATGACAGTGTCGTTGTTCAAAAACAAACCAAATTGACTTAGATTAAAATCTAAATCTTGCATTTGATATATTCCACGGATCACATAAACATCTGAGGAATATTGTCGGTCTCTATTTTCCATTAACAACACATCTTGGATACCTAATTCAGGAACAGGATTTAAACTAGTATTAGGTGTCGTAGGTGTTGCAGCATTGTCCGCAGGAGTAACTGGCCCCAGATATTTGTGAATAAAACAGTCAACACCGCCTACTTGAAACCTTTCGTTTACAGTTCTATCTATAAATTTAAAATCTAAACCCTTCTCTGGCCTATATAACGATAATCGTGGAATTTTAGCTCTCCTAGTTAAGTGTATTTATTTGTATAAATAGAAGTATGGACAACAACACTGAAAATATACGACAACAGATTGTGGAATACATCAGGACTTTTCTTGGTGGAAATCTTGTGGATGTTGAGCTCGACCCCACTGACTACAATGTTGCCATAGATAAAGCCTTGGCCAAATATCGTCAACGAGCATCAAATTCTGTTGAAGAAAGTTACGGATTTTTGGACCTAGTTTCTGATACTAACGAATACGTATTGCCCAAGGAAGTAGTCAGTGTTAGACAATTGTTTAGAAGAAGTATTGGGTCTAGATCAGGTGGCGGAGACGGCGGCAGCTTATTTGAGCCCTTCAATTTAGCATACAGTAATACCTATTTGCTAGCATCGACCAATATGGGCGGATTAGCTACATATTATGCGTTTGCAGGATATCAAAAACAAGTGGGAAAAATGTTTGGTAGTGATATAAACTTTGTTTATAATCCTACTAGTCGCAAATTAGTCATTCAACAACGACCACACGCTGGTGAACATTTGTTAGTATGGATGTATAATCATCGTCCAGATTTTAATTTATTTGAAGATGTTTACGCAGGGCAGTGGTTAAAGGATTATGCACTAGCCAATGCCAAAATGATTCTAGGACAAGCTCGTGAAAAATTTCCAACAATTGCAGGGCCACAAGGCAGTTCTGGCCTAAATGGCAGTCAATTAAAAGCCGAAGCCAAGGCCGAAATGGATCAATTAGAATTGGATTTAGTCAACTATAAAGACGGCAGCCAGCCTCTTACTTGGGTCACTGGATAATTGAGCAAATTGCTCAAAAATTGCTTTGATTTTAACCTAAAAATTTTATAAAATATATTATCTAAAGGATATTATATGACACAAGT